CCCGTTCCAGCAGCCCGGGTCGGTGCCGCTCGACCCCCGCAACAGCCCGTGCGTCCTGTTCACCGACAAGCGCAGCACGCAGTACCGAACGCTCAAGCGGCTCGACACCCTGATCGGGAGCAGCCGCGAGGAAGGGTTGCTCGACACGCGCACCGTCTACCTCGTCGCCCGCGAGGTCGCCCCGGATTTGATCGAGGACGATCCCGGCGTGTACGAGGACGAGGCCGGGGCGCTGCGGTACTCGAAGCTGCGGACGGTCCTGCCGCTGTGGGTCGCGAGCGCGATGATCGACAAGCTCGACGCGCAAGTCGAGTTCGCGAGGTTGGCGTCGTGAGCGTCGAAGACACCGGAGCGTTCATCCACCCGGTCACGGGCAAGTGGACCGAGGCGACCGTCGCGAACCTCCGCGCTGCTGAGCGCGAGACGCGCGACCGGATCGGGGCGTTGCACCGTGCGCTCGAGCCCGTTCGCGAAGGGCTCGCCGCCGTCCCGGTGGAGTTGCCCGACCCGACCGCCCGGACCGAGGTTCAGAAGCGCGTGGCCCGGTGCCCGCGCTGTAACGGCCGGCTGCCCGATGAGGCCGCATGAGCACGCCGTCTGATCCGTCGCGGTTGTTCGACCTGTTGGAGCGGGAACGGGTCGAGTGTGCGGGGTTGCGGGAGGCGCTGACCGCGAGCACGGAACTGCTGACGATGGCGACCCCGTGGCTCCCGCGCGTGAAGCCTCGCGAGGGCGCGCCGTTCGGACTCGGATACGAAGCTGACGCGCAGGTGGTCAGGAATCAGCGCGTCCTCGGGCTGGCCGAGCCGGAAGGAGAGCGATGAGCGACTCCGTGGGCCGGGTCGAGTTCGGCCCGGCCGTCAGCCAGACGCGCTCGTTGAGCGAACTGCGTCGCTTCACCGTGCAGCAGCCCGTCGAGGCCGCGCATGAGATTCGGCGGCTCACGGAGCGGGCTGAGCGTGCGGAGGGGCAGGCCGCCGAGGCGGAGCAGGGAATCGAGTATGCGCTCGCCTGCATCGGCGGCTGGCAGGAATACGCCGAGGCGCTCAAGGCCGCACTGGACGAGATTGCCGACGTTCCGGGCCGCAGCGTCACCAGCATCATCGCTCGTCAGGCACTCAGGACGGCGGGGCGTCTGTGCCCTGCGGGGGAGCCTTCCGCGGCCTCCGTGTCCGTGGCGGCCCCCGTCCGGCTGACCGAGGAACAAGCGAAGTTCATCTACAACGTGGTGGTCGCGTGGGCGAATGACGAGACGTCCGAGCCGCCGTGCTTCTGCCACGCCTGGCGGTCGGGGAACGCGCACGAGAGCTACTGCACGGACAGCCAGGTCGCGCTCGAGCTTCTCCGTGTGCCCGACGCCCGGCCGTCCGCCGCAGCCGACAAGGCCCCGAATGGCTGAGCGTGTGTACCTATCCATCGCTGAGTTGTCCGTGCTGCTCGCTCTCGTCCGTGGCGCGCAGGACGACGACGACTCGGGCGACACCGCGTACAGCGCCGCACTCAGCGTGAGCGCCGAGAAGCTGCAACGGGCGCTGCGCCGGGCGCGGGCCGCCGACGGCGGGGTGCCGGGGTGAGCGTGGCCCGCCTGACCACCCTGCTCTCCGAGGCGCGGACTCCGCTGCCCGACTTCCACGCCGTCTCCGACAAGGAATGGGCCACGGCCATGCAGGCGGACACGATCGCTCACCGCGACCTCGACCGCTTCCTGCGCCTTCACGCGGACGGGCTGGCCGCACTCTGGCTGGCCGCACGCGAGTACCACGACGCGCAGGAGGCCGAGGACTACCACCGCGAGACGGGCTGGGGATCGGTGCTCAAGACCGACGCCTGGTCGGAAGCGCTGAAGCCTCTCGTCCTCGCCCGCGTCCGCGCCTACCTCGCCATGCGCGCTGCTCTGGTGGCTCTCGACAGGCTCGGAGAGACAACGTGAGCGGGGTCGCGTTCCAGACGACGGGCGTTCGGGTCGAACGCGGCATGGTACTCCTCATCCACGAACCGGCGACGGACTGCCTGCCCGAGCGGTTCAGGCTCTGGACGGTCTCGCGGGTCTCGGCGCGTGCGAAGGGCGTGAACGTGACGCTGTTGGGCTGGGAGCCTCACTGCCTCGCCGAAGCGACGGCAACGTTCCCTGATGGCCTCGTTGCGGCTCCGTGGCAGGTCTTCGCGCTCTCGCAGGGTGACCTCCGCCACGTCTACAACGCGCCCGGGTTCGGGGCGGGCGGAAAGACCGAGACATGAACCGCATCCGGATCGCCGAGTTGCGCGCCATCTGTGGTCGTCTCCACCAGGTCGACTACGCGAGCATCCGACGCGACGACCTGCTCGCGCTCATCGAGGCCGTGGGAGCCGCGCACGCGCTGCTACGCCACCACGGCTCAGGGTGGCTCGCACGGCAGCCGAAAGACCTCGCGGATGGCTGGCGGGACGCGGAGAGCCGCTTCGACTTCTCGGAAGCCAGGGAGGCGTGACGTTGCAGACACAGCCGGTCGGCCCCGCCGAGGTTGAACTCCTGCCGGTCGAGGTTCAGATTCGGCCGATGCTCACACTCAGCCGTGCCCTAGACCACTGGCTCGACGACCTCGAGCGGCGTGACTACTCCGCCAGAACGATCATCGAATACGGCCGGTATCTCGGCCTGCTCTGCGACTCCGTCCCGTCGGACATGGACGTGTCGAGGATCACGCTCGACCAGCACATCCAGCCGTTCCTGCGCCGCTACCGCAACCGCTCCAAGAGCACGAAGGCGACGGTCGAATCGGCCGTCTGCTCGTTCTTCTCGTGGCTGCGGTTCCAGGGCAAGGTCACCCGTGACCCGTGCGACATGCTCGTACGGACGCGCCGGCCGCAGTCGGAAGACCTCGACGTCGTGACGGTGTCGACGGACGACGTGCGCCGGATGCGGTTCCTCGCCGAGGGCTGGCCGGAACGGCTCGCGCTGGACGTCGCGATCTACCTCGGCCCGCGCCGGTCGGCGCTCTCGCAGCTCCGCATCCAGGACTACGACCGGGGCCGCGGACGGATCAGGTTCCGCGAGAAGGGCGGCAAGCCGATTTACAAGCCGATCCCCGGGAAGCTCGACATGCTGATCGAGGAGGCCCTCGCTGACGGTGTGTACGACGATCAGGACTACCTCGTCCCGTCTCCGCGCCCCGAATGGATCCGCCGGCCCGACCGGGACGCTGCGGTCATCTACCGGCTGATCCGTCGGATAGCCCGCCGGGCCGAAGTCACCGCGCACGTCCACTCGCTGCGGGCCGCGTTCGCGTGCTTCTACCTCGAAGCGACCGACGGAGACATCGTCGGCCTCAAGGAACTGATGGGCCACAAGCACCTCGCGACGACCGAGATCTACCTGCGGAAGATGAACAAGCAGAAGGCGATGGAGCCCGTTCGGAGCCTCTCCTGGGACGTTGCCGACTCTGACAGCGGGCCGTCTCGGGAGTCCCGCAATTTGCGGCGGGAAGATTTGAGTTCAACCGAGGATCCGTCCGGGGTGACCGCGAATGTCCGTAAGCCGTCATCCCGCATGGATACTGGGCTGGAGTCTAAGGGTCGGGACGGCGGGTAGTTGCCGTACTCGGATCCCGAGCGGCAGAAGCAGGCCCAGCGCGAGTGGGTTGCCCGTCGCCGCCGTGAGTTCTTCGCCGGCAAGACGTGCCTCTGGTGCGGCTCGAGCGACGACCTCCGGCTGCATCACCGGGATCCGTCGCGGAAGGTGTCGCACCGGATCTGGTCGTGGTCGGCCGCTCGCCGTGACGCCGAGGTTGCGAAGTGCGACGTCCTCTGTGAGGCGTGCCACGGCCGGGCGCACGCGGAGGCCCGCCGGGTTGAGGCCGAGCTGCGGCATCCGCACGGGACGCATCAGCGGTACTCGCTCGGGTGCAAGTGCGTGTTGTGCCGGCGCGGGAAGGCTGAGTACAACCAGGCGCTGAGGGAGCGTGCCGCGTGAGGGTCGGGGCGGCTGTCCTGGTGCTCGCGACCGTGGGTGTGTTCGCGGGGCTGGAGGTGCCGGCGACCCGGGCGGATGACCCCTCTCTACGGAATCTATGGAAGGAGACGTGATGAGTACGTATCCGTGCGATATCGCGCAGTTCGGCCATCATCCCGACCCGCTAACGGACGCCCAAGTCGAGGTCGGCCGCTTGCAAGGGCTGCTCGCGGAAGCCCATGGCGGGCTTCTCCGGGCACTCGACTTCCGGACGGCGTCTCCGAACGGCCTCGCGATCAAGCACGACGTCCGTGACGCGCTGCGCCGTACCGGGTTCGAGGGCGACTTCGGGACGATGACCCCGGCGGTCGGCGAGTGACGAAGGCGTGCACCTTGGCAGTCGTGGGCTCGTTGGGCCTGCTCGCTGCCCTGGATGCGCCGTTCTCCCGTGCGGAGGATCCTGGGCTGACGGTGACGTCGGTCGTGACGGAGACGCGGACGGTGGAGGCGACGTTCCAGCATCGCGGGATCCGATGGTGGGCGCGGAGGGCGACGCAGGCGCGGAAGGACGCGAACGCTCGCGGGCGGACGGTCGCTCGGCTGAGACGCGCGAACCGGACGCAGCTCTCCCTCGGCGCGGACGGGCTCACCCGGTCGTTCCTCTGCATCCACGGCGGCGAAGGCTCCTGGACCGATCCCGGCGCCCCGTATTGGGGAGGCGTCCAGATGGACCGGACGTTCATGGCCGAGTACGGCGGCCCGTTCTACCGGGCGTGGGGCACCGCTGACCACTGGCCGCCGTTCATCCAGATCGCCGTCGCCGAGGCCGCGTACCTGTCGGGGCGCGGGTTCGGGCCGTGGCCTCAGACGTCTCGGGCGTGCGGCCTGTGACCGCCTGCCTGACGTGCGGTAAGCCGCTGCCCGACCTCGCGATCAAGAACCACGACCCGTTTTGCTCCCGCAAGCACGCCGAGCAGCATCACGGTGTTCGGATGGCCGCTGACCTCCCGTCCGGAACCGGGCGGCAGTCCGCGTCGATGGTGTCTCTGAAACCTTCGCCGGGCGGCCCGTTGCCTGCGCGGACGGTGTTGCAGCGGGAGGCGGAGGCGCGGTCGTTGGCGGCTCATGCGCGGTTGGCTCGGGAGCGGGTTGAGCGGCGGGCTCGGGAGCGGAAGACACGGATGGCCGGATGGCCGGAGTGATCCTCGGATGCGATTTTGATACTCGGGCCGTTCACTGCGTCCTGCTGGACGACGACACGAACGAGGCCCGGTACGTGCCGTGCCCGATTCGGGGGCGGGGCGAGTCGGCGTTCGACGCCGCCCGGAACGTCCGGAGCGCGCTAGCCGAGCACATCTGCCACGCGCCGCCGCAATGGATGATCCGCAACAAGCCGTACTGGGAGTCGATCTGGCTGGTCGGGATCGAGGACAGCATGTACCGGTCCGCCCAGACCGTCCGCGCCCTCGCCCGGGTTCAGGGCGCGATCCTCGCCGCGATCCCCCGCAGCGTGTGCGTGTTGCCGATGCCCGCCGGCGAGTGGAAGGCGCTCACCGTCGGCTGGGCGAACGCGAGCAAGGACGACGTGCGCGACTGGGCCATGACCGAGTGGCCGCTTGACCTTGAGCCCGGCATCGTGGGGTGGAGCGACACACGGCCGCAGGACGCGTTCGACGCCTACGCGATCGCCCGCGCCGCCCGCATCCTGAACGACCGGGCGGTTGGTGCCGCGTGACCCCCCGGGAGCTCCGCCTCCGCGAACGGATCGACACGCTCACCAAGCAGCGAGACCGGGCGCGCGCCGGCCGTGACGTCAACCAAAAGGCGCTCCACCGGACGCTCATGCAGATCGGAGACCGGGGCGGCAAGTGCGTTTATTGCTCCGCGACGACGAGCGCCATCGCCTGCCACGCCCACAGCGACCTCGTTTCTCTGGACCCGTACTACTCGAACGGAATGGGGGTCGACATGAGGAAGCAGCGCATCCTGCATTCGGAGGGCTACGTGCTCGTCCAGGAGCCGAACCATCCGAAGGCCGACAGGTACGGCTACGTCTACGAGCACCGCCTCGTCATGGAGCGGAGGCTCGGCCGGCCGCTTGCGACGGGCGAGATCGTCCATCACAAGAACGAGATCCGCGACGACAACCGTCCGGAGAATCTCGAGGTGCTCACGAAGGGCGCGCATCAGGTTCTCCACATGGCGCGCCGGCCGGACATCGACGACGACGCCGTGCTGGCGCTCGTCCAGGCGGGCGCGACGTACCGCGAGCTCGCTGCGATGGGCGTGTACCAGCATCGCGTCTCCAGGGTGAAGCGCGAGAACGGCCTTCTCCGGGAGCGCGACGCGGCGTGACGCTGGATCCGTACTACGCGGACGGCCGGGCTGTCGGGCGGATGGCGGCGTGACGTTTCCCGGCCGGCGCGATACTGTCCACCTCGGCCCTGGGCGGCTCCCTCGGTTCTCTAGTCAAGCGCCGAAAGCCGCCCGGGGCCGACCTCTCGAAAAGGTACAATCCCTTCCGACTAGAGGACCGGAAGGGAGGCGCCAATGCCTGTAGAGAACCCGGATCGCCGCCGTCGGCAATACGTGCCGCTTGTGAGCACGTTCGCCCACGGCAGGACGGCCGAACGACTGCTCGCGAAATTCGGCCGGGATGGCCTGCTCGTATGGGTCTGCTTCATCGCCGCGTGCAAGCGCGCGCCCGAGCAGGGAGTCTTCGAGTACACGTCCGAGGGGGACGCCTGGGCCACGCTGGGCCTGCACGGATACGAGCCCGAATTCACCCTGAAGACCTTCTTCACGTACACAGGACGTCTCAAGAAGACGTCACGGACGTACACAGGACGTGTCACGTACGTGGTTTGCACGCGGTGGGAAGAGTACGCGCTCGGCGTCGACAGAGAACTCGATGCCGCACGAAAGCGCCGCAAACGGGGCACAAAAACACCGGACATCGAGCAGACGGAAGCCGGACAACGTCCCGACGTTAACAGGACTGAAGGTGAAGTAGAAAGTGAAGGTGAAAGAGAAGTAGTAGCGGCTAAAGCCGCTACGCCGAAGCCGCGGAAACCCGATCCGCTGTGGGACGTCCTCGAAGACGAACTCGGCAAGGTCGAGACCGCGTCCGAGCGCGGTAAGCGCAACAAGGCGCTGAAGGAACTCCGCGAGATCGGCGCGACCCCGGACGGGCTTCTCGACCGGATCCAGTGGTGGCGCCGGGAGTGGCCGGACGTCTCTTGCACCGCGACGGGGCTCGTGGCGAACTGGTCGGTGCTGGCCGGAACGCCGACTGGATCGAGGGCGCTCGCGGGCCGTCGCAACGGGATGTCGCCGGCCGACATCGTCGCCTACACGAAAGGACGACCATGAGCGATCACCGCTACGACGTCGGCTTCTACATCGGCCCGTGCTCCGAGAAGGAGGCCGAAGCACTCGCCGAGGCGATCCTTGATCTCCCTGAGTTCGGCGCGGTTGGCGGAGGCGGAGTCGCTATGCAGATCGTCACAGCCGACGACCCGAACTTCGCGGGGTCCAGCGATGACGACTGACGAAGCCGGTCTCCTCATCGCCACCCTCGCCGCCGCCTACCCCCGACAGCAACTCGAACCCGCCACCATCGAGGTCTACACCCGCTCCCTCGCCGACCTCGACCACGACCTCGCATCGGCTGCCGTGACCGCGCTCATCGCGTCCTCCGTGTTCTTCCCGACCGTCGCCGAGATCCGATCCCAAGCCGCCGAACTCGCAACAGGACTGCCGACCGCGACCGAAGCGTGGATCATGGTCACCACGCACCCCGACTACCGGCCAGCGATGACCGCCGAAGTCAAGGAGGCACTCAACGCCGTCGGCGGCAGCTGGGCCGTCCGGACCTCGGAGAACCCCGAGACGCTCCGCGCGCAGTTCCGCCGGGCCTACGAAGAGATCCGGCAGCGGAAGCTGGACACAGTCGTCCTCGCCGCCGTTCCTGCGCTCGAACACCGCCGGCCTCCCGAGCTCGCGGCGTGATGGTCGGGGACGAAACCACGAAAGGGGAAGCGTGAGCCTCCCGGGTCATCGCGATGTCACTGTCCTGACAGTCCTGCTCGACCAGCTCGCCGACACACTCCCCGGACCCACCGTCCCACGCTCAAGCCGCGAAGCCTCAAGCGGATTCGGCAAGACCACATGGCTCGCCTGCCCCAAATGCCTCGGCGAGCGCACGATCCGGTGGAAGAAGGTCATCGTCGAATGCGACCACCCGAACTGCCGCGGCGCCGGCGGATGGTGGATCGACTCACACGACGACTCCGAACAGCCCATCGCCGAACAGATCACAGACGACCTCCGCGCCGACACACTCATCCGCTGCGACCGCTGCGACAGCCGAGGCGTCCACATCCGCAACCACCACCTCGAACGATGCGACTCCTGCCACGGCGAAGGCTACCGCCGGCCCAACTGGGTCTGGCGCACCCCCTTGGACGACGAATTCAACATCGCCCTCGACCCCACCATGAGCCCCGCCCTCGACATGATCGTCATCGCCATCACCACCATGCGCGTCGACGTGCCCGAGCTCTGCGGGCCCATGCTCATCGCCTACGTCCACCGCCTCACCCCCGTCGGAATGATGATCCTGCCGATGCGACACGCCGCCCTGCGCGGCCTTCTCGTCCTCAGGCACACGCTCCCCTCGGACTTCCGGGCACCGCGCACCGCACGGGTCCGCGCCGCCGAACTGATCGACCTTGAGACCGAACGCCGCATCCGTGCCGCACGACCCGAGCCCGACCACGAACACCGCCGCGCCGAAGCACGACGCCTCGCCCTACAAGGACGATCGCTCCGCTACATCGCGAAGAAGCTCGGCACCTCCAAGTCCACCATCGAAAGGGACCTCGCCGCATGAGCGAAGAACACGTCACCGCAGTCTTCGGACCGCCCTGGATCCGCGACGCGAGACAACGCGCCGAACAGGATCTACGAAAGACCGAAGTCATCATCCTCGCGCTGCGCCGCAAGCTCATCGCGTTCGACGCCACGCTGCCGAATGAATACGACGGCACCGCATGGCAGGCCATCGAGGAGCCGTGGTATCCATACTCCACGTCCCAGCCGCTATCCCGCTTCGAGGCATGATGTTCAAGCGCAGACCCGAACCAGAGCCGACACCGCGTCCAGCAGACCAGCACTGGCTCCGGGTCTACCAACTCGGAACGTGGCTCATCATGGAAGCGACCTTCGCCGACAACGAGGCGAGCCGCGTCGGACTAGCCAATCAGATCGCGCAGACCGGCAAGGACTGGGAACCGTTCGCCATCAGCGACGCTCTCTATCCCCTCAAGACAGCTCTGCTCAAAGCGCCCACGGACGAATAGCCGCACCTTCGACTACACTCCACCACGATCGCCGCCTTCGCGGTGGGACACCCTCAAGACTCCGCACGCTCCCACGCAGTACGAAGCGCATGGTTGAGCCAAGAGAGGTGACGCATGACACTCCGAGCCTGCGTCATCTGCGGTGCACCCTCAACCACGAGCCGCTGCCCCCGACACCCCAGACTCCGAGCACGCAGAGATCTCTACCTCCGCCGCGCCATCGCCTCCGCCCCAGCCTGTGCAATCTGCGGCAAGCCCGGCACACAAGCCGACCCCCTCACCGCAGACCACATCCTTCCGCAAGCACACGGAGGACAAGACACCCCGTCCAACCTACGACCCGCCCATCGCTCCTGCAACAGCCGACGCGGAACGAAAACCCACACGGGGGGCGGGTTTGCGACGAAAAACATTTTTCTCGAAAAACACCCGCCCAACTTTTCGCGAGTGTCAGAAAACGACACATGAGCGTTGTCGAGGTCGCCCGGTCGACGTGTGAGCGGTGCCGGAAGCGGTTCGAGCAGCCGGGGACGGGCCGGCCGCGGAAGTTCTGTCTCGGGTGCTCGCCGCGGGCTGCGGAGCCGAAAAGGAAGCCGAAGCGGCGCCAGGTGCCCGGGCAGCCGTTCACGGTGGCGCATTTCCGGTCATGGTCGTCGAAGTTCCGGCTGAAGGACGGGACGCAGTTCGACCTCGACGACTACCAGGCGTTGTTCCTCGAGGACGTGTTCGCGAGGGACGAGGCGGGCCTGCCGGTCTACTCGGAGCTGTGGCTGGTCGTGCCGGAGGGGAACGGGAAGACGACGTTCTTCTCGTTGCTGATGCTCTACACGCTCGAGTTCGTGCCGGAGGCGTGGGTGCCGATCGCGGCGTCGGCGAGGGATCAGGCGGTTGATCTGACGTATCGGATCTCGGCGGGGCTGGTGCAGAGGAACGGGCTCGAGGGGTCGGAGTTTCGGCTGCATCCGGGGTACCGGCAGATCGTGCATCAGGAGTCGAGGGGCGCGTCGAAGATTTTCGCGTCGGATGCGGCGTCCGGGGACGGTGTCGACCCGACGTTGGCGATCATCGAGGAGCTGCATCGGCTCGCGTCGATGGATCTGTACGAGACGTGGTCGGGGAAGCTCGACAAGTCGAACGGCCAGTTGATCGTCGCGTCGACGGCCGGCGAGCCTGGCGGGGCGTTCGAGGAGCTCCGCGAGACGATCCGGACGCTGGCGACCGATTTCGAGCGCGATGGATGCTTCGTCCGTGCCGCTGGTGAAGGGGTCGTGCTGCACGAGTACGCGATCCCGGCGACCGGCGACCCGGAGGATCTCGAGCTCGTCGCGGCGGCGAACCCGTTCCGGGGGAAGACGGTGGAGCAGCTCCGGAAGAAGCGGGCGAAGCCGACGTGGAGCCTCGCGCACTGGCTCCGGTTCACTTGCAACCTCCCGACCCGGTCGATTCACGCGGCGATCACGGAGGCCGAGTGGGAAGCGGCGCGCACGTCGGAGTCGATCCCTGCCGGCGAGTCGGTCTGGCTCGGGCTCGACCTCGGGTGGAAGGTCGACACGACCGCGCTGGTGCCGTTCTGGCCGCGCGACCCGGAGTTTCGGCTGTTCGGGCCGGCGACGATCCTCGAGCCGCCCGGGAACGGGAACCAGCTCGACGCGCATCTCGTCGAGGCTGCGCTACTCGCTGTCCATGAGCGGAACCCGATTCATACGGTGGTGATGGACATGACGGAGGGAGCCCAGTTGTCGCAGTGGATCGAGGAGAACATCGGGGCTGACGTCATCGACAGGTCGCAGTCGACGACGATGCAGGTGCTCGACTACGCCCGGTTCATGGAGGCGCTCCGGTACGACTGGCTGAAGCACAGCGGCGACGCGGGCCTGACCCGGCACGCGCTGAACGCCGGCGCCCAGGTGCTTCCCGGCGGCGATACGCGGTTCGTGAGGATCAAGACGTCGCGGACGGTGTCGCCGGCGGAGCAGCGGCGCCGCGCGATCGACGGTCTGGTCGCGGCGGCGATGGTTCACACGTCGGCGTGTCCGCTCGAGCCGGCCGAGGAACTCCAACCCTTCGTGTTCGCATGAGGTACATCGCGCGGTTCATCGGCGACGAGCGCGGGTTCGTGTTCGACGGCCCCGTGGCGAGGCCCGGATGGGTGAAGGCCACCGTCGGCGCCACGGACAAGGTCGTCGACGTGAACCTCGACCTGGCCTACGTGATCGAGCGCCTCTCTGACGAGCCAATCGTCACAGATCCGAGGATCGACCAGGTCTACCTGGAGGCCGATGGTTCCTACTCGGTCACCCTCAAGGATGGCGTCGCATGAGGCTGATCCCGTGGGCCAAGCGGTCAGACCCGCCGATGACCGTGTCCGGGTGGGCCGAAATGGTCTCGTACCTGAACCACACGTACAACGTGAGCGGCTACTCGCCGTCGGTGAAGGGGAACATCGAGATCCCCGACATGCGCGGCGACTTCGGGTCGCTGTCCCGGCAGGCGTACAAGGGGAACGCCGTCGTTTTCGCCTGTATGCGGGCCCGGTCGGCGCTGTTCTGCGAGGCCCGGTTCAAGTATCGGCAGATCCGGAAGGGGCGGCCCGGCGACCTGTTCGGCGATCCGTCGCTGGCGATCCTCGAGACGCCGTGGCCGAACGGCACGACGGGCGATCTGCTGGCCCGGATGGAGCAGGATTCGTCGCTGGCCGGGAACTTCTACGCTCGGGTCACCCGGGACGGCCTCCGGCGGATGCGCCCCGACTGGGTCAACATCCTGCTCGGGTCGCAGCAGGATGCCGAGGACGCGGCGGAGCAACTCGACTGCGAGATCCTCGGGTACGCCTACTACCCCGGCGGGCCGCGCGCCCCTGGCGTCGCGCCGGTTCTGCTCGACGTTAGCGAGGTCGTGCATTACGCCCCGACCCCGGATCCCGAGGCGCGGTTCCGCGGCATGTCGTGGCTGACGCCGGTCATCCGGGAGATCCAGGGCGACACCGGCTACACCGAGCACAAGCTGAAGTTCCTCGAGAACGGCGCCGTTACGAACCTGTACATGGTCATGGACAAGGACGTCTCGGCGGCGAACGCGAAGGTCTTCCAGGAGGCGTTCTCGACGAAGTACGAGGGGCTCGCGAACCGCTACAAGACGATGTTCGTCGGCGGCGGCGCGACCCCGACCCCAGTCGGCTCGAACTTCGTCGACATGGACTTCAAGGCCACGCAGGGCGCCGGTGAGACACGGATCGCGGCCGCCGCTGGCACGCCCCCGGCGGTCGTCGGGCTGTCGGAGGGGCTCCAGGGGTCGACGCTGAACGCCGGGAACTTCGACGCGGCGATGCGGATGTTCACCGACGTCACGATCCGCGAGCTGTGGCGCAAGAGTGCCGCCGCCCTCGCGATCGCCGTCCCGGTCCCTGCCGGCGCCGAGCTCTGGTACGACGACCGCGACATCCCCGCGCTGAAAGAAGACATCAAGAAGGCCGGGGAGCGGTTGCAGTCGGACGCCCAGTCGATCTCGACGTTGTTCATGGCCGGGTACGACGCCGACGCCTGCGTTGACGCGGTCACGTCGGGCGACCTGAACCGGCTGATGGGGAAGCACGAAGGCCGTCCGTCCGTCCAGGTGCAGTCGGGCGACCCGACCCCGGCAGCGGATCCAACCACGAACGGCGCCACGCCGGCTCTTACCCCGTAGAAGGAGGCGCAGATGGCATCCGACAACCCGGCGCGGGAGGTTCTCGCTCGGTCCGTCGTGGCCGCCGCCGAACGCGGAGATCGCTTCGCCTTCGCTGTGGCGGCGCAGCGGTATGGGTCGATCGAATCCGCCCAAGAACTCGTCCGCAACAAGGCCGTGCTCCGCATGGCCGATCGGGTCGTCTCCTACGCGAGCAAGCCGCGGATGTTGCCGACGACCACGATCCGTACCGCCCAGTCCAACGGAGCAGTCGCATCCGACACCCTCTACGGCCATTTCACGGTCTGGGACGCCTGGTACGAGGTCGACTCGTTCTTCGAGGGCCACTTCATGGAGCGCACCGTTCGCGGGTCGGCGAAGAAGACGATCCGGGAGAACCGCGATGCGATGCGCGCCCTGTTCCAGCACGGCTCGGATCCGATCGTCGCGGACAAGCCGCTCGGCCCGATCGCTGATCTTCGCGAAGACGACGAGGGGGCCTACTACGAGGTGCCGCTGCTGCGCGACGACAACGGCGACCTCGTCGACTACGTCCGCGGCATCGCACCGGGGATCCGCGACGGCCTCTACGGGGCGTCGTTCCGCTTCCGCGCATTGCGTGAGTTCTGGGACGACGAGCCGGAGGCGTCGGACTACAACCCGAACGGTCTCCCTGAGCGGTCGCTGAAAGAGATGCAGGTGATGGAGTTCGGTCCGGTGACGTTCCCGGCGAGCCGGGCGGCGACCGCGGCGCTACGAGCGCAGCCCCGTGACGGACAAGTTCGGATGGACGTCGAGGATCTCTCCTGCCTCGCGCAGATGATCGGCCTCGGAGCCGACTACATCGCCGAGCAGGACGAGCCCGGCGACGAGGTCAACATCCCGAAGATGGAGGCGATCATCGCCTCCCTGACCGCTCTTGTGCCGTACGAGGTGCAGGAGAACGAGGTCGAAGACGAAGACGACCCGGCCGGGCGGTCGAAGAAGCCCGGACGCACCCCCAGCGAGACGACGCCGCCCTCCAAGGGCACCTCGGACGCCGGGCGCCGCGAAGCAGACAAGCGGTTCCGTACCCGAGAGGAGTGGCTCGAATGGGCGACCAGCTAGACCTGAACGAGCTCCGCAGCATCGACGAGCTCACGAACTACCAGAACGACGTCGTGTCCGAGGTCAAGGGACTCGAGACGGAGTACCAGGGGCTTCCGTACCCGGACGACGTCCGCGAGACGTACGCGCGGCTCCGCGACACGAACGACGAGATCAAGAAGCGCGTCGCCGAGCTCCAGGCCCGGGAGCGGTACATGGCCGAGGTGGCCGGCAACGAGCGCAGCGTCGAGCGGGGCACCGACCCGTTCCGGCACGAGCGCGACCTGAAGGGCTCGATGAAGGAGCGCGACGTCTACGACCTCTCGAAGTACGAGGGGCGCGCCGACGATCCGTTCGCGCTGAAGCGGGATCTCCGCGACGGCGCGATGCGCGCGATCGAGCTCGCGTCGTTCCCGGGCCTCCAGAAGACGCGGGGCGGCCCGACGCACGAGGACATCCAGTCGCACCTCGCGAACCTCGTCGAGAACACGCAGGAGTCGATCCCGGGTCAGATGGCCCGGCACCTCCTCGCGACCGGCTCGCCGGTCTACAAGCGGGCGTTCGGCAAGGCGCTCGCGGGGAAGCCGCTGTCGGGTGAGGAGCAGCGCGCCCTGTCGACCGGGGCGACGACGGGAGGTCAGGCGGTTCCGTTCACGCTCGACCCGACCGTCATCCCGACGTCGAACAGCGTCGTGAACCCGGCTCGTGCGCTCGGCCGGGTCGAGACGATCACCGGGTCGAACACCTGGAACGGCATCAGCTCGGGCGCCATCACGGCGTCGCGCGTCGCTGAGGCCACGGTCGCGTCGGACAACAGCCCGACGATGGCCGCCCCGACTCTCACCGTCACGAAGGCGCACGCTTTCGTGCCGTTCTCGGTCGAGATCGAGGAGGACTGGGGCTCGATCGGCGCGGAGCTCGCGAAGCTGTTCCAGGACGCGAAGGACGACGAGGAAGGGACGGCGTTCGTGACGGGCGCCGGCACCGGCGTGAACCCGCAGGGGTTCGTCACCGGCACCACGAACGTCGTCGCGGCGGCGACCGGCCTCACGGTCACGGCGGCGAACGTCTACGCGCTCGAGGCGGCCCTCGCTCCGCGGTTCCGCGGGAACGAGTCGTTCGTCGCGAACCGCGGCATCTACAACATCGTCCGCGGCATCGACACCGCCGGCGGTGCGGCCCTGTGGCTCTACATCTCGCAGGGGCTCGTGACGCAGGCGCCGACGCCCGGCAACACCGGGGCGACGCTGCTCGGCCGTGGCGCGTGGGAGGCGTCCGGGATGCAGGCGACCGTCGTCAACGCGACGAAGATCATGGTCGTCGGCGACTTCTCCTACTTCCTGATCGTCGACCGGATCGGCCTCCACATCGAGCTGATCCCGACGCTGTTCGGCGCCGGCCAGGGGAACATCCCGGTCGGTCAGCGGGCGTACTACTGCTGGTGGAGGAACTCCAGCAAGGTGCTGTCCGCGTCGGCGTTCCAGGCGCTCCAGGGCACGACGTAGACCTAACGACGAACTTGGGGGCGGGCCGTTCCCCCTCTGGCCCGCCCCCAGGGGAACTACGGGAGGTACCAGCATGGGCAAGCAGGTCGTGGTCATCCAGAAGGGCTCGGGGCCGAAGCAGCCCGCGACCCAGCCGGCGCACGTTCCGCCGGCGATGATGCCGAAGCCGGGCAAGTGATGGCCGGCCAGCCGACGTACACGCCGACGGTTCACGGCAAGAACGCGAAGACGGGGAAGGGCGCGGTCAGCAAGATGCCGCAGTCCGGCGCCGCAGGCCCGTCGAACCATGTTCCGCAGGTCGGCCGTCCGTCCCCGGGCGAGAACTACTCGTCGGAGCAGCAGCAGAAGTGACCGGGTACGCCGGCTACCAGGGCGGCCAGCAGCAGCAGGTCAAGCGGAAGGGGCTGACCCGGGCGATCACGGGCGCCGTCACGCATGGCGGCCTGATCCAGATCACGTCGGCGGCGCACGGCTTCAAGACGGAGGACCGGATCACGATCACGGGCGTCGGCGGCACGGTCGAGGCGAACGGGTCGAACTGGCGGATCACCGTCACCGGCGCGAACACGTTCGACCTTCAGGGGTCGACGTTCACGAATGCGTACACGTCCGGCGGCAACGCGAAACGAACGCAGGGCTAGGAGGTCCTCATGGCGAAAAAGCCTCGTTTCTACCGTGCTACGAGGTCGTTCGTGGTCACCGAGAACGGCCTCGCCGCCGACACGGTCGCCGCGGGCGAGCTGTTCCACCCCGACCACCCGTACGTGAAGCGGTACATCGACCACCTCACCCCGACCGACTCGATCGGCCGCTTCGACTGGACGGACGACGTCGAGCAGGCAACGTCCGGACCCGGTGAGAAGCGCGGACACAAGTCCGGCTAGTCACCCCGCACCATCACTCTGAGAGGAAGGTTCTGCGATGGCGATCCCGCTCTACATCGCCGCGAACGTGACTCCGTTCGCGGCCACCACCGGCGCCAAGACGGTGCTGAACATCATCGCCGGCGCGAACCAGGCGGTGCTGCTGAAGTCGGTCACGCTCGCGATGGACGGCGTCACGAGCTCGGCTGTCCCGGCGACCGTCGACATCTGCCAGTCGACGCAGGCCGGCGCCGGTACCGGGTCGGGCTCGCCGACGATCACGCAGGCGTCCGGCCGCACCCTCGCGGCGCAGGCGACCGTCGCGGCGAACTTCTCGGTCGAGCCGACCGCCCTGACGACCCTCGAGAAGTACTACGTCCCGCAGTTCATGGGGCTGTTCCGGTACAACCTGCCGCTCGGCGACGAGTACGAGACGGACTTCTCCGGCGGCACCGTCAAGGCGCTCGCCGTCCGGATCAACGTGACCGCGAACGTGAACGTCCTCGTGTCGTGCGGCATCTGGCTGGTCGGCTAGTCCGATGCGACTCATCGTCGTCGGCCAGGTGCGGAACCTCCAAGGCCTCCAGCAGATCAACGTGTGGTTCAGGTTCCCCGTCGTCGGCGCGTCCCGGATCGCGTACTACCAGAAGGCGCAGGGCGGCTACGTACCGCAGGCGCTCGGCGACTACTCCGGCGCTGACAGCGCCGAGGTGGCTGCGTTCCAGAACGGCACGTACCTCGAGGGGCTCGGGTTCTTCGACATGATCGATCCGCTGTCCACCGTGGCGCAGATCCAGGCGCGGCTCGTGAGTCTCTACAACACGGCGAAGGCCGCGAACAAGGCCGCCGACGACACGTTGCTCGCGGACGCGGGCTCGGCGTGGGACGGCACCACCTGGACGATGAAGTCGGCGTAGCGTGGCGATCACCGTCGTCCAGTCTGGCCAGACGGCCGGGGGCGGCAACAACTCGAGCGCGACGATCACCGCCGCGGGCGCCGGGAACACGCTCGTCTCGTTCTTCTCGCAGACCGGGCTGAACGCGCCGACGTGCTCGGGGTTCACCGTCAACGGGACGAGCGCCGTCTACAACGGGTCTGGCGATTCGTGCTGGGTTGCGTACGCGATCGCCGCCGGCGGTGAGACATCGATCGCGTGGACAGCCGGATCCGGCGGCACCGGCCACGGTGTCGCCTACTGGGAACTCGCCGGGGCTGCTTCGTCGGTGACGCTGGACGGATCCCCGGTTCACACGGACAACGTGTCGGCCGCAACGATGGGCCTTTCCGTGACGACGAGCGTCGCTGGGAGCATCGTCCTGCTCGGCTGCGGCGGCAACAGCAGCTCGGGCGTGATCTCGGCGTGGACGGGGACGAACGTCGCGACGAACATCGGCACCGCTGCCGCCCGCTGCTTCGGCGGGTCGTTCATCACGACGATCACCGTCTCGTCGACGTTCACGGCGAACTGGACGATCAGCCGTGTGACGGGGATGCTCGGGATCGCGTTGCAGCCTCCGGCCGCGGCCGCGCTCCCGATCATGCCGATGGTCGTCGACACGGCCGTCGCTCGAGCCTCGAGCTGGTGAGATGAGCCGCGAAGGCCGCAGCCAGCCGGTACAGCCTTCCGCGTGGCACGGATTCGTCGGCAACGTCCCTGCGAACGGCGTCCTGCCGCGTCCGCCCGTCAACGTTGACCGCTTCGACGAGCGCCGCCGGTATGTGCCGCTCGTCCCGGTTGTCGTCAGCGGAGTGCTGGCGCCGACGCTGCTGTTCGTCGCGCCGCCCCGGCCGCAGAGCGTTGAGCAGGACGGCAGGCGCAGCAGATTCCGCGCGCCGCCCGACCCGACCGTCCTCAACGGCCTCCTCGCGTCCCTCGTCACCGCGCCGACGGTAACCCCGCCCGGCCCGTTCGTCGTTCCGCTCGACGAGCGCCGCAGGTTCCTCTCCCAGCTCCCGCCGACGGTTCTCCACGGCGCCGACCTGATCGACCCGCCCGCCCCGAACGTCGTCGAACCGGACGACCGGAGACGCCGCCGGCCGACACCCGACCTGACGATCATCACCGCCGCCCGGTTCTTCGTCGCTCCGTTCGTCCAGCCGCCGCCGCCGATCGTCTCGTTCGTCACCGACGACCGTGTCCAGCGGCGCGGCCTCACCGCTCCGACGATCCTTCGCCCGCTCGTCGTCATCTCCGCCCCGACGGTCGTCGAGTCGGTGAAGCTGATCGGCGGCGACAACCACAGGACGGCGTTCACCGGCAGCGACACGCCGCTCATGCAGGCGGGCGGGTCGGGCGCCGTCACCGCCGCGACCGGCAGCGACACGCACGCGGTCGCGTTCACGGGAGGCGACAGGGACGTGACGGTCATCGAGCTCCACGACCAGGAAGGGGCCGACTGATGGCACTACGCACGTACGCGGTCGGCCAGGCCGTCCGTCTCAGCTTCGAGATCCGCCAGAACAACGTCCCGATCGACCCGGCGACGCTCATCATCCGTGTCGGCAGCCCGTCGAGCGTCAACACCGACTACTCCCTCGCGGGCGGCACCGTCACGAAGGACGCGGTCGGCCTGTACCACGCCGACATCGTCCCTGACGCGGCCGGCACGTGGACGTACTCGGCCAAGACGACGACCCCGACCGGCGTCGCGACGAACCGGACGTTCCCCGTCGTGACCTCGCTGTTCGGCTAAGGAGGCTCCTGTGGCTGACGACAGCGACCTCTGCACCCGCCCCGACGTGAAGCTGGCCCTCGAGATCCAGGACACCGTGACCGTCCGGGACGCGCTGATCGACGACGCGATCACGGACGCGAGCCTCCGGATCATGGAGTACTGCAAGCGGGAGTTCTCGCCGCAGAGCGCGGCCGGGACCGCGAGGACGTTCCCGATCGACTGGCGGAGCGCCTGGAGCGGCGGCGGCCCGCTCGGCACGTTCGTCGATCTGAGCCCGTACGACCTCCAGACCGCGACGTCGGTCATCCTGCACCCCGAGACGGGCGGCTCGGCGCTGACCCTGACGGCCGGGACGGACTACGCGCTCGAGCCGATCCCTTCGTTCTACGGGGTCTACTACGGGCTGCGGGTGTCGTCATACCTGCCGATCACGTCGGCGTTCGCGACGCAGTTCGGCTACGCCCAGATCCAGATCACGGGGACGTGGGGGTTCCCGACGATCCCGGCCCCGGTGAAGCGTGCGTGCATCGTCACGGTCGCGTCGTGGGTCGACCGGCGGGCCGGGTCGTACGCGCCCGCAGACAACATCGACGGCCGGATGACGCTCCCGGACACGTCCGGCGGCCTCGACATCCCGAACAGCGCGAAGCGTCTGCTCGAACCTTTGGCCCGCCGGACGATGGTGTTCTAGCGTGCCGACGATCGCACCGTCGACGATCCCCGCTGCGAAGTCGGCGCTCGTCCAGATCATCACGACGCTCGTCAACGACTCGAACGTGATGGTCACGTACGGGTACCCGACCGGCGAGCCGCAGCGCGAATGGATCATGGTCGCGGACGTCGCCGGCCAGCAGGAGTCGGCGGCGATCGGCTCCCGCCACCGTGAGGAGACGTACACGATCGACGTCGTGGTGTCGGTGCTCGAGGAGGCCGGCGACAACCAGACATCGACGGAGCGCGCGTTCGCGCTCGCGGCGCTGATCGAGGTCGGGCTGCGGTTCACGTACACGAACCTGAACGGGTCGGTGCGTACCGCCCTGGTGGCGGGGCCGATCGCTCTGCGCGAGCTGAAGCGCGGCGCGAAGGTCGAGTCGCAGTTGACGATCAGCATCGCCTGCACGGCTCGTATCTGAGAGAGAGAAGTTGCCCCGCTGGCGCTGATCAGGCGCCTCCGCTTCACCAGTGCGGTAGCCGTGGGCGGGGCGGCCACAGGGCGGGTTCGAACCGCCGAATCGCGCGGATCTTAACAACACGACCGGGAGGCACCGATGAGCGACACGCAGGACGTGACGTACACCGGCCCGCACCTCGAGGTCGAGATCGTCGACTACAAGACCGGCTTCCTTTTCTCGTGCGCACGCGGCGCAACGGTCACGGTGCCGACCTCGGTCGCGGACTCCCTCCTCGAGCAGGGCGAAGACCACTGGACGAAGGCCACCAAGACGAAGAAGAAGGAGGGCTGACCGATGGCGATCCCCACCGGGCTATCCGCCCAGGTCGGCTCGATCCCCGAAGTCACCTATGGGACTCGGCTCGCGTCGACGCGGTTCCTCGAGATGATCGACGAGACGTTCGACCTGAACATCGACCGGATCGAGTCCGGAGCCGTCCGCGCCGGCGCGCAGTACCTCCGCTCCGACCGTTGGGCGGCCGGCAAGCGGGCGCCCGCGGGGTCGATCTCGTACGAGCTCGCGAACACCGGGTTCGGCCTCGAGCTGAAGCATTGTCTCGGCACGGTCAACACCGCGCAGCCGTCCGCCGGGCCTGACCCGACGGTGTACGAGCACACGCTGACCGCCGGGGATCTGTCCGCCCTGTCGATGACGAAGCAGTTCGGCCTGACCGACATCGCCGGCACAACGCACGTCCACGAGTACGTCGGCTGCTGCGTGAACGGGTGGGAGCTGTCGCAGGCGCTCGACCAGACCGCCCGGCTCAACGTGGACTACATCGCGCGGGACTCGACGGAGGACGGGCAGACGCTCGCGACCGCGTCGTATCCGACGCAGACGCTGTTCACGGCGGAGGACTGCATCCTGAAGATCGCCGGGGTCGCGTACGACGTGAAGTCGCTCTCGCTGAAGGGCGACAACAGCCTCGCCGACAGCCGGTACTTCACGGGGTCGGCGCTTCGGAAGCATCCGATCTCGAACAAGATCCGGTCGCTGATGCTGACGGTCGACTCGGAGCTGAACGACCTGACTCAGCTCACCCGGATCAAGGCGGGCGGCACGTGCGCGGTCACGATCTTCTGGACGGGCGCGGTCATCTCGCACGCCTACAACTACGCGCTCGAGGTCACCCTGCCCGCGTGCCGCCTCGACACCGGGGCGCCGAAGTTCAACGGCCCCGACATCGTCGGGCAGCCGCTCGTGTTCAAGTGCCTCGACGCGGGCTCGGGGCCGATCAGCGCGGTGTACCGCACGACCGACGCGACGCCCTGATGCCCGCGAAGGTGTCTTCCTCGATCACGGTCGAGGGGCTGCCAGAGTTGCGGCGGAAGCTGCGGAAGTTCGCCCCGGAGGCGGCGGCCGGGCTCACGGCGGCGCAGAAGGAGATCGGCCTGACCGTCCGGGACATGGCCGCCCACGAAGCCGCCGGCCGCGGTTACAACCAGACGGGCGACCTGATCGCCGGGCTGAAGTCCAGCGTCCGCGGCACGACCGGGATGATCCGCGACACCGCGAAGCACGGCAACCCGCCCTACGGATACCCGGCCCGGCTCGAGTACCAGGACGGCGGATCCGGCGCGTTCATCCGCCCGGCGATCGAACAGGGCGCAGCGTGGATCACCGCGAAGATGAACGCCGCCGTCGATGCGGCGGCAGAGCGTTTCAACCGAAAGGGAATCCTGTGAACCTCGTCTCGATCGAACTCGACGGGCACGAGTACAGCCTCGACGTCGATGACCTGACCGGCCGCGAGCTCGGCACGATCGAGCGTCTGCGCCGGGACCACGGCGGCGCCGTGGGCACCGTCATCGGTGTGCTCGCGATCGCGAAGCGCCGCGCGAACGAGCCCGTGTCGGAAGACGAGCTGCTCGACATGAAGATCAGCCGGTGGACGGACAAGTCGGAGCCGATCCCTCCTACCCCGCCGCCGCCGGCGGACGACCCACCCGAGCCCGCGACCTAGACGCGCTCGCGCGGGCCGTCCCGCCCAGTCCTGCGGACGCGGCCCGTTCCCGGTGGCATCCGTCGTGGGTGCAGTTCGGCGTGTTCCCGTGGCATCTGCCTGACCTCCGTCCGTCCGAGCTGATGGCGCTGAACCAGTGGATCGCCGCTGAGAACCGAAGGGGGGCTAGCGATGGCTGAGAAGGGCGCCGTGCTGGTCGTGAAATGGATCGGCGACGTCACCGGGCTCGAGGAGGCGTCGGCGAAGGCCGAGGCCGCGAGCGAGAAGACGTCGTCGAAGTTCAGCGCCCTGAAGACCGCCGCCGCTGGTGCGGCCGTCGGCGGTGTCCTCGTTCTCGCCGAGGGGCTGAACAAGTCGGTGGAGGCGGCGCAGAAGGATCAGGTCGCGCAGGCCCGGCTTGAGCAGGCGTTCAAGAACGCTCACATCGCGATCGGCCCGTACAAGGACGGGATCGAGAAGGCGCAGGAGGCCGGGGTGAAGCTGGGGTTCAGCGTCGACCAGACGAAGGCCGCGATCGGCACACTGGCGACGGCGACCGGCTCAGGCAGCAAGGCGCTGTCGGAGCTGTCGGCGGCCCAGGACATCGCCCGGTTCAAGGGCGTCTCGCTCGAGCAGGCGACGAAGATGCTCGCGATGGCGCAGACCGGGTCGCAGCGCGCCGTGAAGCAGCTCGGCCTCGAAGTGCAGGCCACGACGTCGAACCAGGACAAGGCGAAGTTCGCGTATCAGCGCGCGACCGAGGCGCTGAAGGCGCAGTTCCCGACGACGGCGAAGATGACCGAGGCCGAGCGGACGCAGTACGACGTCCTGAAGAACAAGCTCGACCTGAACTACCAGCTCGACCGGCAGGACGCGAAGATCCAGGACCACCAGATCACCGGCACCCAGATCATCGCGGCGGTCACGGACAAGCTGCACGGCCAGGCCGACGCCTACGCGAACACGGCGGCCGGCGCGAAGGAGCGGTTCGGCGCCGCGCTGGACGAGCTCGAGGTCAAGGTCGGGATGAAGCTGCTGCCGATCCTGACGAAGCTCGAGGTGTGGCTCGCGGACAACCTGCCGGCGGCGATCGCCACGCTGTCGTCGTTCTGGAAGGCGCACGGCGATCAGATCATGGCGGGCGCCCAGAAGCTCGAGGCGGTCGTCGTGCCGATCCTGCGGACGGTCGCGGACACGATCCGGCTGGTCGCGGATCTGCTCCAGGGTCATTGGTCGCAGGCGTGGAGGGACGCGAAGGCGGTCGTCATCGACCAGATCGACGCGATCAAGGCGCGGATCATGCTCCAGTTCCAGATCATCAACGCGATCTTCGGCGGGGCCGCGGCGAAGGCCCATCAGGTCGTCGATGACATCTTCGGGTACTTCAATGCGCTCCCGGGCCGGATCGCTTCGACGTTGGGCGCGCTTGCGGGGAAGGCGATCCAGCCGCTCATCAATGCGTTCGGCGCGGTCGGCCGGGCGATCGAGGTCGCGATCAAGACGCCGGTGAACGAGGTGATTCGGGCGATCGATTCGTTGCAGATCCCGGCGTTCAGCCTGTCGATCGACACTCACATCCCCGGGGTCGGGAAGGTCGGGTTCTCGTACGGCGGGTCGGGGGCGTTCTTCAGCATCCCGTATCTCGCGCAGGGCGGCATCGTGACGTCGCCGACGCTGGCGATGATCGGTGAGGCTGGCCCGGAGGCGGTCGTGCCGCTCTCGCACGGTGGGTTCGGCGGAACCACGATCGTCGTGAACATGCCGAACTACCTCGGCAGTCTTCCGCAGGCGATGCAGGCGATCCGCGGTGAGATGCTCCGCGTGCAGAAGCGGAACGGCAGGCCGATCCTCGGATGAGCTTCCCGACTCCGAAGCTCGAGATCCTGCTGGGCCCGACCGGCCTTGACTACGCCGACCTCGGGACGCTGCTCGGCCCGGCCGCCCTGTGGCACCTCGACGAGACGGGCGGCACGACGTTCGCGAATTCAACGGCCGCGTTGACGGCGTGGGACATCAGCATCGACCCGAACGCAACGTTCCAGCACATCGCGTACGGCCTCGGCGGGGCGATCTCGGGAAACCCGGCGAGCACGAGCATCCAGTTCGGTTCGGGCGGGATCGGCGGGATCGGCACGTTCTCGTCCGGTGCGCTCCCGACCGGCACGACGTGGAAGACGGTCGAGATGTGGTTCCGCCTCGACAGCCTCGGGATCTCGCAGACGATCTTCGCGTCGATGCGTGGCGACGGCCTGGTCGTGCGGAAGGTGTCGGTCGACACGCTCGGCCGGATCGTCCACGACGCATGGGTGTCACCAGGCCCGACGACCACGACGACGTCGACGAACCGGATCAACGACGGGAGCTGGCATTACCTCGTCGTGCTCGCGAAGCCGCTGCCCGAGGTGTGGGTTGACGGTGTTCGCTGGATCGCGACCGTCAGCGATCCCGGCTCGCAGGGCGCGCAGGGCAGCCTGTTCTTCGGCTACGAGAACCGAACCAGCGCGTCCGTCTCGACCCGGGGCAACCTGATCGGCCAGATCGACGAGGCCGCGATCTACACGAACCAGTTCCTCACGTCGCTCCAGATGGCGCAACGGATCGGCTCCGCCCCCGTCCCCGTCAGCCCGACGTGGATCGACATCAGCGACAAGCTGATCGGCGGGTCGGTGAAGCACGCAGGCAGGCAGCAGGAGCTCGACCGGATGGAGGCCGGAGAGTCGTCGTTCGTGCTCGACAACACGACGCGGACGTTCGACCCGACCTACCCGGCGGGGCCGTTCGTGAACCAGCTTCTCCCGGCGCAGATGCGGCTGACGTGGACGTACAGTCCGTCACCGCCCGGGTACTACCGCACCCTCATCCTTCGGTCGGCCCCGGCCGCGTACTACCGCCTCGACGAAACCGGCGGCACGGCAATCGCGGACTCGTCCGGGAACAACTTCGCCGGGACGACGTTCGGGACCGGGCTCGCGTTCTCGCAGCCGGGTGCGCTCCCGACCGACCCTGACACCGCCCTGACGTTCTCGTCAGCCGGAGGGACAGGCGTCTCGATCGGGGCGGGCATCCCGGCGCTGCCGACAGGCGCGTACACGGTCGAGGTGTGGTTCAAACGAACGACGCCGGGGCACCGCGACCCGCTGATCTGGTCGGGCAACTTCGGGACTGGCGCAGGCGTCTACCTCCTCGTCGACACCGACGACAAGCTGAAGTTCGCGCTCGGGTGCGGGGCGGCCGGGGCACCGTCGTCGATCGTCGCTACCTCGTCGGTCACGGTCGCCGACACGAGTTGGCATCACGCCGCGTTCTCCGCAGCGTCCGGCCGGTTGTTCCTCGACGGGGTCCTCGTCGCGACCGGCGGGGCGGCGGCAGGAACCGCGATCGTGTCGCTCTGCACCATCGGGGCCGCGTGCTCCGGGTCGGCCGTCGTCGCGTCGTTCGACGGCACCCTCGACGAAGCCGCGGCCTACACGACATCCCTCGCGGACAGCACGGTCACCGGCCACCACGACGCCGCAACGTCGGCGTCGTACGTCCGGTCGCTCGGGTTCGTGGAGCGGTACGACCAGGAGTGGCAGGTGCCCGCGGAAGCCCTGACGACGGCCGTCGTCACGGACGGGTCGGGGCAGCTCGCCCTGGCGGACATCAGCGACCAGGCATGGGTGACCGAGAAGGCCGGGGTCAGGATCAACCACGTCCTCGACGCCTGCCAGTGGCCCACGGCCCTGCGACGGATCGACACCGGGCTCGTCACGGTCGTCGCGGCCAACGCCGGCGATCTGACGTCCGGGGCGCTCGCCCACCTGACCGACGTCGCGGACGCCGACCTCGGCTACTTCTTCATCTCGGACGACGGCTACGCGACGTTCCACGACCAGAACCACCGGAACGCGAACGGCGTCGAGGCGCTCGCGACGTTCGGCGACATCGGCGGCACGCTCCCATACGAGGACCTCAAGGTCGCGTTCGGGATCGACCAAGTCCTGAACGACGTGACGATCGGCCCCGGCCCGAACACCGCGATCGACATCGACAGCATCAGGCGGTTCCGGGACAGGTCGCTGACCCGGTCGACCGTCGCGGACGGGGCGCTGTCAACGTCACAGGCGGCGTTGCTCGTGTCCCGGTACAAGGACGCCCGGCAACGGATCGACGAGCTCGTGCTGACCCCGTCCGCGTTCGACACCGAAGCCAACGCGATGTGGCTCCAGGTGCTCACGGTGAACGTCGGCGACCGGATCGCGATCATCAAGACTCCGGCCGGGGTTGAGCCGCCGGTCGTGCAGGAGTGCTACGTCGAGGCGATCCTGGACGAGTTCGCCGGTGACCTCCAGTGGACGCAGACGCTCGAGTTGTCGCCCGCCTCCGCGCCGCGTGCTCTTACCGGGCTGGCCGGGCTCGGCGTGACGCCGGATTCCAGCCTGGCCTTGATTCAGCAGCCGCGCTTCCCGATCCAGATTCCCACCATCGTCTAGGAGGCCCATTGTGCTTCTTCTTCCCCGCACGACGGGCGACACAACGCCGCCCTCGCTCACCGAGGCCGTCGAGCTCGAGCAGGCCGCCGGTTTCGAGTTCGGCACGTTCCACCAGCAGTGGATCCGGGCCCGCGCCCCGGAGTCCGTCCGCCGCTACCTCGCGCTCGGCCGGAAGCATCCCGGCTTGCAGATGGTCAGCCAGGGGTTCGAGGCGTTCGTCGGTGGCACCGCTGCGACGGCGGCGTTCGGCGCGATCAACACGTCGGCGGCCGAGCTGAACATGCTCGGCGCGACGCAGGCGATCATCAACCAGTTCTGCGCGATCCCCGCGAACGACGCCGTCCCCGGCCGGACGTACCAGATCAAGCTGAACGGGACGTACGGCAACACCGGGACGCCGACGATGATCTTCACCCCGCGGTGGGGGACGTCGACGACTCCGGCGACGAACGTCAGCCTCGGCGCGAACACCGCGTGGACGTCGATCACCGGCACCGCGGGCCTGCCGTACCTGATCCAGTTCGACTTCACCGTCCGCACCGCCCCGCCCGGGGCGACGGCCGGTACCGGGATCGGGTTCGGGTTCGCGCTGCTCGGCATCCCCGTCACGTCGTCGCAGGTGTCCGCGCAGCTCCTACTCGGCGGGACCGCCGCGACGATCGACACGACGGGGCAGGGCACCGCCGGGTGCGGCCTCACGATGAACCTCACCTGGAGCGCCTCGTCCGCGTCGAACACGTCGACGTGCCAGCAGGCGTACCCGCCCCGCTCCCTGAACTGACCATGAGATGTCGGCGACCCCGGTCAACGACGTCACCGTGCTCCTCCGCTGCGAGGCGTGCCGCGACCTCGTGTCGGTGCTCCTCGACGGCCGCTGCCCCGGCTGCTACCTGACGCTGCCGACTAGGCCGCGCAGCTTCGCGTTCGTGCTCATCACCGACCCGCCCGAGGAGGACCAGCCATGAAGCATCCGAACGCGACCGCGGCGGCCGGCGGGTCGACCGTCGGCGTCATCCTCGCCGCCCTGCTCGCTGCGTTCGGCGTGAACGTGAACCCCGTCGCCCTCGTCGCCGTGTCCGGGGTCATCACGACCGCCGTCCTGTTCGTCGGCCGCAACGGCATCCAGGGCGCGTGGGACGCCCTCTGGCACGGCGAGAAGGAGAAGCCGTGAAGACGCTCCTCGTCACGTCGCCGCACATGCACGGCCCCGACGTCAAGCAGATGCAGGCGCTCCTCGCGGGCGTCGGGCTGCTGAAGCAGAAGGACGTCGACGGCGACTTCGGCCCCGTCACCGGAAGCGCGTGCGTCGCGGTGAAGAAGCGGCTCGGCTACCCGCTCGCCGCCTGCCAGCCGACCGCCGGCGACACGCTCGTCGCGTACCTGACCGGGAAGAAGGAGCTGCCGCCGTCGTACAAGATCCGGCGGGCGCAACGCTCCGGCCACCCTGATGCGACGCCGGGCACGCCGACGTCGGCGGAGAAGGAAGCAGCCGCCCGCGCCGTCCGCGCCCTGGCCGCGCTCCGCAGGAAGCTCGGCACGAAGGAGTCGCCACCCGACTCGAACCAGTGCTGGGCAACCGCCTGGTACGGCATGACCGGCCCGTGGTGCGCGATGAGCGCGAGCTGGGCATACGCGGAGGCGGGGTCGAAGGCGTTCGTCCGCGGCCGCACCTACTCGTACGTGCCGAACATCGTCGGCGACGCCCGCTCGCACCGCAACGGACTCTCCGTGACGTCGAACCCGAGGCCGGGCGACCTCGTCTGCTACGACTGGCCCGGCGAGTCGAAGGGCACCGCGGATCACGTCGGCCTGTTCGAGAAGTGGATCGACGAGACCGCCGGCACCTTCTACGCGATCGAGGGGAACACGGCGGTCGGGAACGACTCGAACGGCGGCGAAGTCATGCGCCGCGACCGTTCCCGCGCCCTCGTCCAAGCGTTCGTCCGGGTCAGCACATGACCGGGTTCCTGTGGACGCCCTGACGTGCCACGGCGGCCGTGCTATCGGGCGTCCCCCCGCGCCCTCATGGGCCGACAAAGGGCAACGCGAGGGGGACGTTCGTGACTCCGGAGAAGTTCGAAGCGTGGCGGCGGGTGCTCCGCGACTTCGCGATCGTCGGGATCGGGGCGTTCATGCTGATCTACGGCACGTTGCACTCCCGGCAACTGTCCGCGCCGATCCTCACGATCCTGCTCGGCGGTGGGTTCACCGCGTTCGGGCTGCTGCCCGTCTTGTACTCCTCCGGGTGGCGGATCACGAAGAACGGAGACGAGGACAAACAGTGACCGTGCACGACCGCGCCATCGTCTACCTCGTCGGGTGCGTCTCGTTCATCGCCGCCCTCGTCGTGCTGGAGGTGCTGTTCGGATGACACGGATGCTCGACAAGATCCTGCCGGACAAGGTGCCGACGATGTTCCGCCGGCTCGGGTTCTGGCTCCTCATCGCCTACATCGTCCTCGCGGCCGTCGCCGTCCGCGGCCAGGTGACGCAGGCGCAGACGACGAGGAACGCGGCGCACACGGCGAAGGAGCAGGCGATCCGCCGGTCGTCGCAGGAGTCCGCGATCGTGTCGGACTACAAGGTCTGCGTCCGGTCGGCGCCGAGCATCGCCCGCGTGAACAAGTTCCTGCACGGCGTGAACGACCTCGCGGACATCCTGATCCAGAACGCCGCAGCCGGACTCAAGGCGGCCCCGCCCGGTGACCCGTTGAACCCGGTCAGACGGGCGAGCCTGATCCGGCTCCGGAAGGCACGGGCGAACGTCGCCGTCATCAAGCGGTTTCCTGTGCCGACGAAGGCGGAGTGCGTCCAGCGGCGACGGAAGGCGATGGCCGCCCTCCCGGACGGCTAGCCGAGGATCACGCTACCGCCCTCGCGATCACGTACACGACGACCGCGGCCATGACGGCGCACGCGACGACGACGAGAAGAAGCCTGCCAGTCACGACTCTCTAGACCCCCTTTCGGCCCGACGTCTTCCCGGGAGGTCGCGCATGGCCGTCGACACCGAAGCGCCCGAGACCGAACGGCTCCGCGTCGTCCGGTGGCGCTCACGGATGCTGCAAGACCTCGGCATGGACGAAGCCCGCGCCGACTTCTTCGCGCACGGACCCGGAGACTGGCACGAAGCCGAACGGCTCATCCTGAACGGATGCCCGCCCGAGCTCGTCCTCGAGATCCTGTGACCGCGTGGACTGACAAGCCCGTCGTGTTCCGGTTCACCCCCGCCGAGGGGTACGAGTCCGCGTTCCCGCCGCATCTGGTCAAGGTGTTCGCCTCCTGCCATCGTGACGCGCGCGTGACGATCCGCGTTCTCGGCGAGATCGTCTCCCGCGGCCTCTAGCCTCGCCCCGACCCTCCCGGGGCGAGGCTGGCCTTGGCGTGCCCGCGAACCACCCGGTTCGGGTACGCAGATGTACCCAAAGCACACCGACGGGATCACCAGATCCGCGGCATCTTGTAGGAGCGCCCCTGCGTCCTGTCCCCGGTCCTCGCGGACGGGCGCGGGGGCGTTTGCAAATCTAGGCGTTTCTGCCACTTGTGAACGCACGGTTGACGTTCTAGGGTGACCGAGCCGCGAGGACCGCAGGCAAGCGGGAAGGAGCAGGAAGATGGGGGAGCAGGCCGCCCTGCGCCCGGTGACTAGCCCGGAGCTTCTCGCTCGGCTAGACCGCCTGGAGCAACTAGCGCTTCGAGCAATCGCTCTATCCGGTCGAGCCGCTCTATCACGTCCGGATCTTCGAGTGATTCGGGCTCCGGCTGTGGCTCCTCTCCGTGAAGGAACCACTCCAACGGGCGATTGAAGATCGCGCTGAGTTTCTGGAAGTGCTTCCAAGGGATCGTCGTTCCCGCTTCGTAGTCTTGGAGTGACCGCTTCGAGACATTGAGCGCCTCCGAGAGGTCGTCCTGCGTCATGCCGCCGGCCTCTCGCCGGGCCTGCGCGATTCGCTGACCTATCTCTCGAGCAGCGAATTGCTGCATGAGCAGGAAGCTACGGAAATCCTTCGCAATTTGCGACGAATCCTTCTGCGGCGATCCGAAGCTGCGGGTTGACTTCGCCATCTCTGCGCGGTATCTTCGCCGCAGAGTTTCTGCATGTCAAGCCTCCGCCTCCCGTCCATCATCGTCGGCCCGCTCCTCAGAGAGCGGCGCGAACTGATGCTTCTGAGCCAGAAGGAGTTGGCCGAGAAGCTCAAGGTGTCGGTGCGGTCGGTGCAGGCGTGGGAGGCGGGGACGCTTCCGCATCCGCGTCACCGCCGTGCGCTTGCCGCGTTCTTCGCGGCCAACACGGAGGAGGCCGCGTGACGTTGAGTTATCTCGAGCGGGCCGTCCAGTTCTCATGGGTCGTCGCGGTCGTCGTCGGGGGGTTCCTGCTGCTCGCGTATGCGGCTCATGGTGTGGGGATCCTGTGGGCCGGGTGGCGTCGTGGGCGGAGGGCGCGGCGGCGGATGGGCGTGATCGATCTGGTCGGCGTCGATGTGCCGACCGAGGTGCTGGCGGCGATGGGGCCACGCCGGGTGTTCGACTGGGCGGACGAGTTCGAGTGGGAGGAGGGCGCGTGAGCGACCACAAGTCCCGCGATGGCCGCTACACGATCGCGGTCGACTTCGACGGCGTGATCCACAGCTATACGACGCCGTGGATCGACGCGGTGACGATCCCCGACCCGCCCGTCAAGGGCGCGATCCCGTGGCTCAACTCGATCTCGGAGAAGTTCAACGTCGTGATCTTCACGACGCGCGCCAAGACGTTCGAGGGAGCGGCAGCGGTCGCTAACTGGCTAGCCGACCGTGGCCACATTCCCTATCTCGTCACAGCCGAGAAGCCTGCGGCGCTGATCTACCTCGACGATCGCGCCTATCGCTTCGACGGCTCGAACTTCCCGACGGCGGACGAGATCCACCGGGCACGGCCGTGGAACAAAGGGCGCGCGTCGGCGTGACTGATCTTCGTCTCGCACCCGACCCCGACCCCGAACACGACGACCTCTGGGCGTTCGCCGTGGCGTTGCAGCAAGCGCACGCGCTGAACCCCGAGACGACGGTGCTGGTGGACAGGTTGGGCGTGCTCGACCCGCCCGAGGAGAAGACCGCGTGACGCCTTGCCCGGTCTGTTTCGAGCACGCCGAGGTCGTAGAGGGCCGCTGCTTCGCGTGTGGCGCGAAGCGGGGTCATGCGGTCAGGCCGTGCGCGGACTGCGGCTCGACGTCTTGTCCGGGGTTCTGCGGGTGGAAGCCAGCTAAGGAGAGGAGCGCAGCGTGAGCGTCTGGTCGATGCGGAACCCGGAAGGCCCGCCGTTGTCGCAGATGTACGTGAGCGGCGTGGACGACGCGGACCAGGCGCGGAAGGCCGCGAAGGAGGACGCTCCGGAGTACGACATCGGCATCTGCGGTGTGTGTGGGTCGTACGGGCGGCTGGGCTTCCCGTGTTGGCGCAAGGACGAGGGCGAGTACCTGTGAGCACCGACCTCGAAGTCCGTGGTGGCCCGATGCGCGACGGCGAATGGGAGCAGCTCTCCCGGATCGCGAAGACGATCGCGTCCACCGAGTTCGTCCCGAAGGGGTTGCGCGGCAACGCGCACGGCGTCATGGCCGCGATCCTGTACGGCCGCGACCAGGGGCTGAGCCCGATGGTGGCGCTGTCGGAGATCCACATGATCGAGGGGAAGCCCACGATGAGCGCCGCCCTGATCGCCGGCAAGGCCCGGTTGGCGGGGCACAAGATTTGGCGGGAGACGGTCGAGGACGGGCAGGGGCACGTCGTCGGGGTGACCGCGCACGGCGAGCGGACCGACGGGACACGGGATTCGTTCACGTTCACGCTGGACATGGCCCGGAGGGCCGGCCTGGGTGGGAAGCAGAATTGGCAGCGTTACCCCGAGGCGATGTTGTGGGCGCGTGCGGTGTCGCAGCTCGCGCGGATGCTGTTCTCCGACGTGTTCATGGGCTCCGTCTACACGGCCGAGGAGTTGGGCGCGGACACTGATGAGGACGGCGCGGTGTTGCACGGTGAGATCATGGAAGACCGGCCGGTTTCGGGAGCGTCTCCGGCCGACAGCGGGGATACGGAACCACACGAGTCGACGGCTGGCGTTCCGGCCTCCTCGTCGCAGCCGGATCTTGGCTGTCCGGCGGCGTCCACCCCCGCGGCCGGCCCGGAGGGCGCGTCCACGTCCTCCGGGCCGTCCCCGTTCCAGCAGCCCGGG